CCCTCACCCACCCAGGCTCCCAAAACCGCTCCTGCGTCCGCTCAGGCGGCTCCTGCGGCCCCTAAATCTAAGAGTGACCTGATGGCCCTTCTTGGCTGATTATGGACGAGGGAGGGCGGTTAAATTTCCGCTCTCCCTCGCCAATGGTTTGTTGAAAAATATGTGGAAAGTGAGGATAAGATACTTTGACCACAACAAAGACAAAGGTTCAAATGCACCGGGAAATCTGTGAGGAAATCAACGATCTCTATGCTCGGAAGAACCATGATTACGGTGATAGCTTCCACCAGACCTTTGTTGAAGAGGGTATGGCAATGGCCCGTATCAGGTTGGGCGATAAGTTTAACCGGTTTAAGACTCTTTCCCGGAACGAGGAACAGAAGGTAAATGACGAGTCCATTCGGGACACCCTGATTGACCTTGCCAATTATGCCATTATGACGGTGCTGGAAATGGAGGTTGCTAATCATGACGGGAAATGAGTATCAAAAGGCCGCTCTGAGAACCGCAAATACAGAGAACCAAACTCAGAATAGTTTGCTGATTAACGGCGTTTTGGGACTGTGCGGTGAGTCCGGCGAAGTAGCTGATCTTGTGAAAAAGGCCAGATTTCAGGGCCACATTCTTGATGTTGACCACATTGCCGAAGAGCTTGGTGATGTAGCGTGGTATTTGGCGGTCACAGCTTCCGCAATCGGGAAAAATTTGGATGATATTCTGGCTTCCAATGTCGATAAGCTGCGGAAGAGATACCCGGAGGGTTTTGACCGTGAGAGAAGCGTCCACCGGCCTGAGTATGAGGGAGGAATTCGAGCATGAAGATCATTGAGCCTAAAGTGGAGCTTATCAATCCTCCTGCCTATTCTGACCTTCTCTCTCTGATTGAGCTGGCCGGACGCACTTGCTATAAGTCCGAGAGCAAGATTACCGGGGACAGCGCAGAAAAGTTTGTCAAGAACATCTTGAAGCGAGGTCATGAGGCTGTCATTGAGCATGGCAGTGTGAGTGTTCGCTTTACCTGTGATAGAGGTGTGAGCCATGAGATTGTCCGGCACCGACTGGCCTCCTACTGCCAGGAAAGTACCCGCTATTGCAATTACGGCAAAGATGACTTTGGTTCTGAAATTACGGTAATCAAGCCTTGCTCCCTTGATAAAGACGGTACAGCTTACCGACACTGGTTTTGGGCTTGTTCCCAAGCAGAAGAAGCCTATTTCAATATGCTGGACTTCGGCTGTACTCCACAAGAGGCCCGATCTGTTCTTCCCAACAGCACGAAGACCGAGATGGTCATGACGGCTAATATGCGGGAGTGGAGGCACTTCCTTCGGCTCCGTACCGCTCCTGCCGCACACCCGGATATGCGAGAGGTCGCAAAGATGCTCCTGACTGAGATGCAGACCCGATACCCGGTTTTCTTTGAAGACTTCGAGGTGTGAACCATGATTGTGAAAAAGGCCGGAGGAAAGGTTTACGGAGCAGTCTTCACCGCCGCAGAGAAAAAGGCCATGGAAATGGAGATCAACCGGCAAATCATTGAAGCGGACAAACGCTATACCGATGACATTGACGCAATGGTTCTCTATACCCTTGCGGTTCACCTGGGCTTTGGCCCTAAGCGGCTCAGACGCTTTTATGAAGCATTTGCCGCAGAGCATGACCGACTTATTCAACATTACGAAATGCCGGACGATTACACATGGCTCTGCAAAGAAGAACTGAAAAAGATTGGTGTCGATGTGGAGGCATGGAACAGAGAAAGGGGAAGTATTCATGACATTCGTGAACAATAACGGGAAAGTCCCGTATATCATGGTCGCCGGTGTAGATCATGTTACCGGCGAAATGCCGCTTGAAACTGCGGAAAAGATTTACAGCGAGGGAACCAAGAGAGCCAGCAATAGGTTTCCCGGCTATCCGGTCTGTGTGGATAACAAGTATTTCTTCGCCACCAAGACCTCTCCGAAGAAAAGGAAAAACACCAATGAGTAAGCTGCTTCCGGTACTGCTGCTGTCATTGGTTCTCCTATCTTCCTGTTCCGCCAAGCCGGAAACAGAAATCATTGAACCCACTGAGCTTCCTGTGTTTGAAGTCACTACACCGGAACCCACACCCACTGTTCCTCTTTGGAGCGAGGAAGAGGTTGATGTGCTGGCAAAGATGGTATGGGGAGAGGCCAGGGGTGTAGCGTCTGATACGGAAAAGGCCGCTTGTGTGTGGTGTGCGCTCAACCGTGTCGATCAGGGATATGGTTCAATCACTACGGTAGTTACCGCTCCTTATCAATTCATCGGGTATGATGCAGATAACCCGATTGATGATGAAATTAAAGCCCTGTGCGAAGATGTTCTTACCAGATGGTATGCGGAAAAAGATGGGGAAACCAATACAGGGCGGGTTTTACCTTCTGACTATCTCTGGTTCAGCGGAGATGGCAAACACAATTATTTTAGAAATGCCTACAAAGGCGGAGAAACATGGGATTGGTCGCTCCCTTCCCCTTATGAAACCTGAATGACCGAGAGGTGCCGTCATGTATGAAAAAATACCCTCTGAATTGAAAGAAAAGGCCCAATGGGTCAATGTCTGGAATAGCAGCAAGGTTCCCATGCAGACCGGCCAGAAAAAAGCTGCCTCTTCTGTGCTGCCTGATACCTGGGGAACTTTTGATTGTGCTGTGCTGAATGTGGCAAACGGCATCTATGACGGCATCGGATATGTGTTCAATGACGATGGACTAATCGGAATTGACATTGATGACGGTTTTTCAGAAGGACTATTGAACCCGCTGGCCGCTGACATTATCGGCCATTGCGGTTCTTATACAGAGAAGAGCAGGAGTGGGAGAGGGGTACACATTCTACTGAAAGGCTCTCTCCCCTTCAAAGGCCGTAATAACCGAGCCGGGGTGGAGATTTATCGGAGTGGCCGGTACTTCATTATGACCGGAAAAGTCATTATCTATTCGGAGATCATTGAAAACCAAGAAGCGATTGACTATATCGTTTCCAGGTATTTCCCCGATGTTCCGAAAGAGGGTGCCGGTTCCTCCGCTCCACAACGCATTTACTCTCCAATCTACCGAAAGCCAGAGCCGGGGAAAATCGCTCTGAAACCAGAATATCCTGCAATCACTACCGGGAGCCGGAACCTGAGTCTGACTTCTCTGGCCGGTCAGATGCACAATCAGGGATATTCCAAAGCGGAGATTTACAAAGAGCTGCTGTATGCCAACACTCAGGCTTGCAAGCCGCCTCTTCCCCGTTCGGAGATTGAAACCATTGTAAATTCAGTTACCAGATATAGGAGGTAATTTATGAAACCTTATCAGCGTGGAGATGTTGTCATTATAGATGTACCTATCCCGGCCTCCGGCCATGTGCAGGGAGGCAAGCGGCCCTGGGTCATCGTTCAAAATAACATGGGGAACCAGTTCTCTCCCACCAGCATTGTAGTCCCTCTGACCACAAAGATGAAGCGGCTGGAAATGCCCACTCATGTTGCTTTTGTGTGGGAGAACTTGGAGCAAAGCATGGTTGAGTGTGAACAGGTACGGGTCATCGACATTACCGAAGACTGGAAATATGTCTGTAGCCTCCCGCCTCAGATCATGTCCCATATCGACACAGCCCTGAGAAACGCTTTCTTCTATGGGGGGGGGTGTAACAGATGGAGAATAAGCAGTATTGCCCTCTCAATGCTTCCACGGACGAAGTTCTGCATTGTTGTCAAGAGAGGTGTGCGTGGTGGAATGAAGACGCTCAGGCTTGTTCGGTGCTGGTAATAGCAAAGACAATGAGGAAGGTGACGAGAAATGGCCGATGAAATTATGACCACGGAAGAGCAGGAACTTTTTCAGCTTTCCAATGGCCGGTACATCATGGACAAAGACCTGTCCCGAAAGATGTTTTACATCAAAGAGGCCAAGCCGGAACGGAGCCACCAGATCAGCGGCACCGGCTATTCCTGGGACGAGTCTGGTATGGCAGAGCTGTTTTCCGAGTGCTACCAAAATGATACCCGCTTTTGCCCGGAAGCAAAGTGCTGGTACACCTATTCTAAGGGAGCATGGAGGAAGGATATTGGCTCCCTGTTGGTGGCTGAGAAAATCAAGGAATTTTGCCGCCTTATGGCTCTCTACTGCGGAGAGATTGACAACGAAGATCGCCGCAGGGAGTATATGAAGTTTATCGTAAAAATGGGCGACCGGCGTTTCCGTGACCGGCTTATGAAGGACGCTGCCAGCGTCATGCCGATTACGGCAGAAGAGTTTGACGCAAATCCTTTTCTCATTAACTGCCTGAATGGAACCTACGACATGGAGAAGATGGAGTTCCGTGAGCATGATTGGCGGGACTTCCTGACGATGCAGACCAATTTCGACTATACCTTGCAGGACTCCCGCTGTGAGCGGTGGGAGAGGTTTATTACAGAGGTCACTTGCAATGACCCGGACAAGGCTGAATATCTGCAAAAGGCCCTGGGCTATTCAATGCTCGGTATGGCGAATGAAGAGTGTATGTTCATCCTCCACGGCAAGACCACTCGCAACGGAAAATCTACCATGCTGAGTGCCATTCATCATCTCCTGGGCGACTACGCTTCTGTGTCCCCCGTGTCCATTATCTGCAAGTCTGACCGGTCAAAGAACGCAGAGGCAGCGAACCCCATGCTGGCTTCCCTTAAAGGTAAGCGGTTTGTGACCATGGCGGAGAGCAACCAGTATGGCAAGCTGGACGAAGAAACTATCAAGCAACTCACCGGTGGAGAAGAGATCAAGGCCCGGAACCTCTACGAAGCTACCACGACTTTCCTCCCCCAATTCACCCTCTGGCTGTCCTGTAACGACCTTCCCTCTGTCAATGACAAGAGCCTGTTTGCCTCTGACCGTGTGCGGGTGGTGGAGTTCAACCGTCACTTCACCGAAGACGAGCAGGACAAAAACCTCAAAAGTGAATTTCAGACCCAGGAGGCCATGCGTGGCATTTTCACTTGGCTCTTGGAGGGCTACTTCAAATATAAGCGGTTCGGCCTGAAAATGTCCCCGGCCATGCGTCAGGTAGTCAAGCAGTATGAGAAAGACAATGACTTGGTATTGCAGTTCTTAGAAGAAAGGTGTGAAAAGGCCGGAGGAGCCTACACCAGAGCTAAGACGCTCTATGACGCTTACAAGATTTGGTGTAAGTCCAACGGCTATTTTGTGTGTAGCGCAAAGCGGTTTAATGCCGACATGGAAGCTCACCCGGAATGGCATGGAGGCAAGACCGTCTACTCTGGCTATCCCACCTACCGGGACATTCGTATGAAGGGAAGCGTGTAATATGAGTCATTTCATTCCGGTTCCCTTGGAATTAAAAGAGGCAAATGCTTTTGTAGATCAATTTCATCGTTACCACAATTCAGTGTACCGTGATAAATTCCGAATTGGTGCTATGAGAAATGGAAAATTAGTTGGAGTTGTTCAGGTTGGAAGACCTGTGTCACGGAACTTGGATGATGGTAAAACCGTAGAGGTTACACGCTTATGCACAGATGGTACACACAATGCTTGTTCTTTTCTCTATGCGAAAGCCGCTAAAATCGCTCAGGAAATGGGGTATTCAAAGATTATTACCTACATTTTGCAATCAGAAAGTGGCATTTCACTCAAATCGGCAGGATGGCATTGTGAAAATTCTTGTTGTGGAGGCGGGAGTTGGAATAGACCGGGAAGAAAACGCACCACTACGGCACCGACAGACAAAAAGCAAAGATGGTGTAAGATTTTGAAGGGGAGCGTATGACATGAACAAGAAAAATATGCGCCGTATGTCCATCTTGGTCACAGCACAGACCGCTAAAAATCTGGAACGACTGGCGGCTATGTCCGGCTACTTTGAGATTGGGAGAGTAGTAGATAAGTTGACCAGAGAGAAAATGATTTCTCTCCGGTGCGAGAAAGGAGATGGCCGTAATGAGTAACAATGACAAGTTCAAGGAGCTGTATAAGGCAATCGGAGTTCTGGCTGAAACCGGCATCCTCTTCTACCGAGCCACCATTCAGGCCGGTGCAACTCCCGGAGAAGCCATGATCTTGACCCAGGCTTTTATACGAGCTTCCATGCAGGGTGATGATACCTCTGCGAGTGAAAGTGAGGAAGAAGCATGACCGTGAAAGAACTGAAAGCAAAGTTAGCCAATATCCCCGAAGATGCTTCTGTGGAAATGGTCATTTGCAATACTGATAACCCGTTTGAAGACGGGTGCCGGGTAGACAAAATCGCCTATTTTGAGTGGCTTCAAAAGGATGGGGCGAAAACCGTAGTCTTGTTCCCAGCATGAGAGGAATATATTTAGTGGCCCACTGAATGTATTTACGGCTTTTGACCTTTGGTGTGTTTTAGTGACTTTTTTGGTGAATAATCGGCCACTACCGGAAACCCTTGTGGCGCAAGGCTTTAAGGGCATTTTTGACCGCTATTTCTATATTTTTCTGTATAAACCCTCCATAGAGAGTGATATATAGAGAGATTTATAGCAAAAATCGAAAATGGGTCACTAAACTCACTAAAGGCCAACTGAAAATAATTAGTGAAGGAGTGCTGAATATGAGTGAAGAATTGACTCCGAAGAGAGGGCGTGGCCGTCCGAAGGGGACTGGTGGAAACAAGCGGCCTGATCGGACTACGGCAATGAGTGTGCAGACTGAACCGGGTGACAACCGTAAATATCTGCAACATACTATGCGAATGTGGAATTGGCCGGAAGTGGATATGAGGGAGCCTGAACAGGTTGCAGAACGGATTGAACAGTATTTCGGTATTTGTATTGAGGATGATATGAAGCCGAGTGTTGCTGGCCTCGCTTGTGCTTTTGGAGTGGATAGAACTACCCTCTGGAAGTGGCTTAACAATGTCGATAGTGCCTATATTCCCGCCCAAAGCCGCCACCTTATAAAAAAGGCGTATCAAAATTTGAACGCTCAAATGGAAAACTATATGCAGAACGGGAAGATCAATCCCGTGGCCGGTATCTTCCTAATGAAGAACAATATGGGCTATCAGGACAAGCAGGAAGTAGTTTTGACCCCGAACAACCAGCTTGGCGAGGTGACTCCCCCGGAAGAGCTTCAACAGAAGTATTTGGAAGCTACTGCCAGCGACTATGATACGGACGAGTGACCTGGTTCACGACTATGGCTCACAACTTTGCGACTATCCCGCTCGAAGGTCTGCGACTATCCAGGCCACCTCTGCGACTATGTGGAAGCCGCCGACCTCTCTTCATGGGAGATCGGCGGCTCTTTTGCGCCCTGGCCTCTGGCTCCTGGCTGATCTGGTGCGGCCTGGGCCGATAGTCTGGAAAAGTGTACTTTTCTTTACTCTTTTATAATGTATAGAAAACACTGAAAATATTTTGTATTTTCCTATTGACAACTGAATTTATTCAGTGTATATTAAAGACACAAAAGATATTCAGTGCTTAACGGACATTTTAGAAAGGGGTTCATGATATGAAAATTTATGATCTACCAGTTATGCAAGGCCGGGAAAAATCCTTTTACGGGAAAGCCCGTATCATTGAAAAGGATAACGGGGAAAAGGTGCTACAATCGTATAAAACGGAAGTTTGTAAAATTACTTCCGGCGGGTTGTTCGTCCGGTTGTGGGACGGGTACAGCGTAACCACTATGCGACATATCAATAGTTTTCTTTCCTTTTTCGGGATTGACGGCGGCGGGAAAGCCTGGTGGAACGGATTACCGGTGGAGCGGCCTCATAGAACGGGTGAAAATCCGGTTTATATCTATGACGCAGCCGGAAAGATCATAGGTCACAAGATAGGAAACGGAAAGGCGGTGTAATTATGGCGTATATTAGAAAAACCGTTGACCGGTGGGACATTGAAACAAATTATGGTTACGGGTGGGAAGTTGAAGATTGCGAATATACCAGGGCCGAAGCGGTGAAGCGGTTAAAAGAATATCGGGAAAATTCTTGTGGACGGTTTGCGGTTCGACTGAAAAAGCATAGGGAAAGAAAGGCGGTTTAATTATGTTTATTGGATATTCTGAAAATCAAAAGTTATTCTTGCGGCCTTATGATTTTAACCGTTGCCGGATCATACAAGCATTGGCCGAAGTGGTGGAAAACAACGGCGGAAAGGTGAAGCCGGGTAAAAGTGTTTTCGTGGTGGATAGGGCTTTAGAAAATGTGGAGCCGGTCAAAGTGTTTTACACTAGTTATATTACATTCATTTTTGACGGGATAGCTTATTATTTCCAAACAGAAGATAATCCCTTTTTCCCGGCCCGGTATATTAAAACGCCGGTTCGTAATGGGAAATATTCAAAAAACGCTTGTTTAGAGGAATTAGAAACGGTTTGGCTTTATGATTGCGTTTTCTCTTCTAATGTCCCGGAAAGCGATATTAAAGAGATTGCGAACATTCTTTTTAACGGCCTTGTAAAGTCCCCCAAAACGGAAATTATACGGGATTGGAGCTATTGCGTTGTTCCGAATACCTATGACGGGGGAAGCCATAAAGAAAAAGTTTTGAAACCAGAAAGAATGGCCGTTATTGATTGGTAAAGGGGTGTAAAACATGGATTATAACACTATCGCAGCCGATAACCTGAATAGCATTATGCGGGAAATTGCGGAATATACCAGAATGGCCGAAGAAATCACTGCTGTATTGGACGGCCTAAAAGATACCTTGAAAAAGTACATGGACGAAAATGGGCTTGACCATATCGCCGGAGCCGAACATAAAGCAAGTTATAAACCGGTCACAAGTTGCCGTCTTGATACTACCGCTTTGAAGAAGGATTTACCAGAAGTTGCGGCCCGATATACCAAAAGCACTACAAGCCGCCGTTTTCTTTTCGTGTAAGGCGGTGGGCGATATGACAAAAACACAAGAACGCAAGTTAAAAACCGCCTTAAAGCGGTTAGAGAAATGCGGTGGAGATTGCCACCATTGCGAAAATTGCCGGGTTTATACCCGGTCAACGGAACGGGTTTTATATATGGCGGTTGGTTGTGATCTACTACCGGTGGAAATGTTTTCTTGTATTGCAGATACTCCAAAAAGTTTACACGCAGCCGCTTTAGAAACAGTTCATTTTGAATTAGAGGTGTAATTATGATCTACTGTAAACAGATACCGCCGGAATACCAGGAAAGCCGGTTGTTTGACGATGAAGGAATGGGCCCGGATTATATCAATGTAACCGGCAACCGGGATTATATCAGCCGTACAAGCTCACTTTTTGACCGGGTATATAATGCCCTGGAAAATGAAGAATTAGCCGAAGCCCTGGACGATATAAAGAACGGCGGTTATTATAGCAGCTTTTACAAGAACGCAACAGACGCTATAAATGACCTTTTAGAGCCTGAAAAGGCCCGGTATAATACCCGTGATATTCACGCCCTGAAAGAGCTTGTAGAAGCCTATACGGAAGCCGGAAGCCTGGAAAAGAATGATATTTTGTGCAAGGTTCTTTCCATTGTTACGGGCCGGGGTTGGGATTGGCAAATTATCCGGGGTTGTTGCCAAAGTGATTGGAACGAGATTTTTTACCCCGTGGACGATTGGAGCCGTGAAGCGTTGGCCGCTTTTGAAACAATGTATTTTAACACTGGTTCAGAGTGGATTATAGACGATGGAGAATTTAACCCCGATACAGATAGCCCCCTTAATATTAACGGGTATAGTGTATATGTCACGGCTCAGAATGAAGAAGACATTAGAAAAGAGCTTGCAGCCGTTGAAGGTTGTTCCCCTGCCGATCTGGTTTTATATGTGTTTGAAGGTTATACCCGTATTCCCCAATATAAGGCGGTGTAAATGTGTATATAGTTTTGCTGATCTTGCTTTTACCGGTTCAAATAATTCTCGAATTGATGAAATTTAATAAATAAGTTTGCCGCCCTGGTTCATTCCGGGGCGGTTCTTTTATGCTTTTTCAGGGTGCAGCCGGGGCCGGTTGCCTATACCGGGGCCGGGGGATATATCCACCGCCACCGGGCCGGGGTGAGTGGCGAAAATTCCCACAAAAATAAAAAGGCTTTATTCCTAACAAACTTCATTCAGTTACAAATCTTATTCAGTAACAAAATATTTTCAACTCTCTATTGACAACAAAATAAATTCAGTGTATAGTGTCATCAAGAGGTGATTACCATGTATATCAACAAGGCTATCCGAGATTTGATGAAAGCGAAAAATGTTTCTCTTCTGACCATGGCAAAGGCTCTTGGTAAAGAGCGTGGCAATGAAATCAGCTCTCGACTGAGAAGCACTAACCTGTCCTTCAACAGCGCAGTCGAAATGCTGTCCGCCCTGGGTTATGAGGTGGTCATTCAGGAGAGAAAGCCCGGAGTCCGCAGAGCTGACCAAATCCTGATTGACCAGAAGGAAGACCCGAAGTATGACCTGGACGCTCTATTGGGGTCAGGCGGTGATGGTAAGTGAAATATGGCTATGGTCGGGTATCAGCCAAAGACCAAAACCTTGCTCGTCAGCTTGCCGCCTTGAAAGCCTATGCTCCTGATCTGGATGATGACCATATCTTCACCGATAAACAAAGCGGAAAGAATTTCAACCGGGAGCATTACTTAAAGCTAAAATCAATCTTGGTTCCCGGTGATGAAATTTTGGTTGAGGAATTAGACCGGTTTGGACGGAATAAAGCGGAAATAAAAGCCGAGTTGGAGTGGTTCAAGGAGCATGGTGTTATTGTCAGGGTGTTTGATGTTCCTACTACACTGATGGACTTCCATGGACAGGATTGGATTGGCGAGATGGTCAATAATATTCTGATTGAAGTCATGGGAGCAATGGCGGAGCAAGAGCGGAAGAAGATACGGAAGCGTCAGGCCGAAGGGATAGCCGCTATGCCAGTGGTTGGAGGGAGAAAGGTATCTGCTAAAACAGGAAGAGGGTTTGGCCGTCCTGCTTATGAGATTGACCTTGATAAATTTAAGGCTATGGTGCAAAAGCAGAGAGAAGGGCTGATTACGGTGAATGACGCTTGCAGTCAACTTGGTATCAGCAGACCTACATGGTATGAGAAAGTGCGAAAGGTGGTGTGAACTTATGGGACAGTACGACAATTACAGTAATGAGAAAAATATCGCCAAAGCACAAAAGAGGCTGGATAAACTATCGGTAAAATGCAACTCTGATTTGTACGAAGTGGAGTTGGCCCGAAAGGAATTGGAAACTGCAAGGCTGTTTGAACGGTGTCAAATCTTTGGGACAGAGGGTTGGAGAAAGAGTATTTATAATCCTAATGCTAATATCATGTTCAGTGATGATAACGAGGTTATGATGTTCTTTGATAAGTTAATCCCCTATCGAGATATAAGCTCCTACGCCATTATTGAAAACATCGTCAAGGAAGCACATACTAAGACCAAGAAGACCGGGGCAATAACAAGGGCTATTGTGGGCGGGGCGATTGCCGGAGGGGTTGGAGTCGTGACCGGGGCAATTACTGCGGGGTCAAAGTCCAGCACCATCGTACATGAAATACCGGACGGGTTCTTTCTGCAAATCTTTATGAAAGACGGTTCCGGGTATCAGTGTCCGGTTCCGAGCAACGGAACAATCTCCAATAAAGTTCCGAAGATGTGGCTCCACTTGGCGAGTAAATTACAGGCCATCGTGGAGAGGAATAAAGAATAAATAGGCTCACGCAAAGGCGGGAGTAACAGCCATTACGGGCTATCGGAGAAATCCGGTAGCCCTTTTTCTTTTCAGGAGGTCATTATGAAAATTGATGTACTGGGTACGAAATATAATCTGCGCCGGGTCAATTATAACCAGGACGAGTTCATGCGGAAGATGAACTATGGCGGCTACTGTGATAACAACACCAAAGAGATCGTTATTCTCAATCTCAGAAGCACCCCGGATTGGGCTGAGGCTCAGGAAGAAGTCATTCAGCGTATGGAGAAATGTACTATCAGACATAAGTTGGTTCACGCTTTCCTCAATGAGTCCGGGTTACAGTGGAATAGCTTTGCCCCGGATAAAGCGTGGGCCAAAAACGAGGAAATGGTTGACTGGTTTGCCATCCAGTTTCCGAAGATGTATGAAGCGTTCCGGCTTGCCGGAGGGATTTGAGGTGATTTTATGGATTATCGGAAACTGGCAGACAGTATTAAGCGGCACATTGGGAATAAGCCAGAAGATCATGCCGCCTATATTGACCTGTTATCCCTTTGCCGCCAGTGGGAAGCGGAAGATTTTCAAGCGGCGCACGAGGTCAGTAAAGAGTTACGGGTTTTCTCGGCCAAGCAGTTACGCCGTACTTCTCCAAAAGAGGCAGAACATTTTTATGAGGCATGGAGGAAGAGCCTCTTGTTTGATGCTCCCCATAATTTTGACGCTTTTATGACTTATATTGAGCTTGACCGGAAGCCGGAAAAGCGGTTCTATGCTCCCCGGAGGCATTACCTGAAACCCATGGTGCAGGGGTTCCAAGATATTCTTGATAAAAAGCTGCGTCTTTTAACAATATCCATGCCGAAACGAGCGGGAAAGTCGCAAACAGGTATCAATTTTGTTAATATGCTCTCTGGCAAATTCCCTGACCGCTCTACACTGATGGAGGGAACCGGTGATGACCTTGTGAAGAGTTTCTATAACGGGTGCTTAGAATATCTGATGGCTCCGAATGAGTATCTATTCTATGATGTATTCCCGGATGCCCGTCTGGTGCAGACCGGAGCGGACACAAAGATCATCAACCTCAAATCCAAGTCCCGGTTCCCTACTATCATGTGCCGTTCCATTGATGCCCGTCAGGTAGGTTTGTCCGAGGCTACGAATGTGCTTTATCTGGATGACTGTGTGGAGGGCCGTGAAGAGGCGAAGAACCGCCAGCGGCTTGATGATAAATGGGAAGTGATTTCTGGCGATATTATGGGCCGAGCCATTGAGGGTACGCCCATGGTATTCACTGGCACCCGATACTCCATCTACGACCCTATTGGGCGTGTCCAGGAATATGCGGCACAGGAGAATTGGCCCTGGAGAGCCATTGAAATTCCGGCCCTTGATCTAATCACGGACGAGAGTAATTATGAGTATGAGCGAGAGGGTCAGAAGATTTTTACCACGGCATATTTCCGGGAGCAGAGGGAACTTCTATCCGCCGAGCAGTTTGAGAGTGAGTTCCAGCAACAGCCTTTTGAGGCCAAGGGTCTTCTGTTCAACAAGGATGAATTGAATTATTTCTTTGAGCTGCCTCCTGACCGGGAGCCGGACACCATCATTGCCGTAGGCGATACCGCCGAGAGTGGTTCGGACTCCACCTCTCTCCCGGTGGCCGTTATCTACGGCACCGAGGTTTATATTGTCGATGTGGTCTTTGATGACGCTCCCGCAGAGGTAACAAAACCGGAGTGTGCCAAATGCCTGATCTCCAACAAGGTCGCTTCTGCTACTTTTGAGGCCAACAATGCAGGTCAATATTATGCCCGTGATGTGGCAGAAATCATTCGGCAGCAAGGGTACTCCATTGGTATCAGAACGAAGCGGACGATTTCAAATAAGCAGACTCGAATTGAATTTGCCTCCGACAATATCAAGAAGAACTTCTATTTTAAGCACCCGTCCACTTACAAACGAGGCAGTCAGTATTGGAATTTCATGAAGGAGCTGACCACCTATACCCGAAGCGGCAAGGTTCCGCATGATGACGCACCTGACTCCCTGGCTCTTCTGGAAAACGAAATTCGTATGCTGGCCGGAGGGAAAATCGAAATCTTCAAGCGGCCATGTTGAAAAACTAAATATCCAATGGTATTATAAAGAGTTATTCATTGACAAGCATTGGATATTATGCTATCATGAAAGATGATAAAATGGCTCTTTGATAGGAGGTGACATGAATGGGAGGCAGAGCGTTATTTGGCCGCAGGGTGATTTATACCGATGTGGCCGCAATCAACGATAATAACATCATTGATGTTCTGCAAAAGGCCCTGTTCATTCACCTCATGAACCAGGCAGATATTAGTTATCTGTACCGATACTACAAGGGAGATCAGCCGGTTCTTTACCGGAAGAAAGAAGTTCGGCCTGAAATCAATAACAAAGTCGTTGAGAACCGAGCCAATGAAATCGTATCTTTCAAGGTTGGCTATCTGATGGGTGAGCCTGTCCAGTATGTCAGTCGTGGGGATGACGAGAAAATTGCCAAGAAAATCACGCAGCTCAATGATTATGCTTTGTCTGAGGATAAGGCCGCAAAGGATAAGGAGCTGGCTGATTGGTCGCACATTTGTGGAACTTCCTACCGCATGGTTCTTCCCGATGGTACGGCTGATGTGGAAGAGGACGAAGCTCCGTTTGAGATTTTCACGCTTGACCCTCGCTATTCCTTTGTGGTCTATTCCACGACCCTGGGCAATCCCGCCATGATGGGTGTTCAATATATCCTGAAAGACGATGGGGTGTTGGTCTTTAGCTGTTACACCACCGACCACTATTATGAGGTGGAAAACACTTGGGCAATCAGGCGGAGCGAGGAACAGTATTTGGGTATTCCCATCATTGAGTACCCGGCAAACAAAGCCCGTTTGGGTGCTTTTGAAATCGTCCTCCCTCTTCTGGACGCAATCAACAATGTGGAGTCTAACCGACTGGACGGCGTAGAGCAGTTTGTTCAGGCTCTTATGCTTTTCCACAATGTCGATATTTCTTCTTCGGATTATCGTGATCTACGGGAAGAGGGCGCAATCAAGTACAAAGATATTGACCCTCAGTTTAAGGCCGAGATTGAGTACCTGACTGCTGAACTGAACCAGACGCAAACGCAGACCCTTGTAGACAGTATGTATAATACAGTTCTCACGATCTGCGGTATGCCGAACCGAAATGGCGGTTCTTCCACCAGTGACACCGGTTCCGCCGTCATCATGCGAGATGGTTGGTCTGCGGCAGAAGCCAGAGCCAAGGACAGTGAATTGATGTTCAAGAAGTCGGAGAAGGAGTTTTTGAAAATCCTTCTTCGCATCTGCGACAACCTGAGCGATCTGAGCTTGAAGCTCTCTGCTATTGAAATTCGTTTCACTCGCCGCAATTATGAGAATATCTCGGAAAAGGCCAATGTGCTGATTACCATGCTGAACAATCCTAAAATTGCTCCGGTTCTGGCCTTTATCCATTGCGGAATGTTCTCTGACCCACAGGTTGCTTACAAAATGAGCATGGAGTATGCGGAAGAGCAGGAGAAAAAAGGCGGTGGAGCTTGCCGTCAAGCAACAGAATAATAGGGAGGGTGAAAGGGATGAACCCGGTAGTGAACCTGACAGCAAAGGCAGTTCAGGAGATCAATGAAATCCTCTCTCGTGGCAAGGGAGTAGAGATTGCTGTGAGAAACGGCAAAGTGGTGGTTTGGGAAACCGCCAGCAAAAAGAAATATGAGGCCGTCATAGAGAGATGACGGTAACAGCCACTACGGGCTATCGGTAAGAGCGGAAACGCTTTTGCCGGTAGCTCTTTTTCTTTTGGTTTTAAGGCCGCAAGGCTTTGAATGGTCAGGGAAGACCTTAATCGCAAGGGGAGAAAACCCCACCAAAAACGGAAAATAGTGCTGAGTGAACAGCCTTGTTAAACGCAGGAGGTATTTGTTATGGCAAAGATTGACACCAGCAAGATTGAGGGGTATGCGAACATGACCCCTGAGCAAAAGCTGGCCGCTCTGGAAGGGTTTGAGTACGAGGACAACTCCGCAGAGCTGGAAAAGCAGAAGAACGCTCTTTCCAAGGCCAATTCTGAGGCCGCTGAGTGGAAGCGGAAGCACAATGCTCTTTTGTCCGAAGAGGAAAAGAAGAAGCAGGAAGACGCTGACAAGCTGGCTCAGATGGAACAGGAGCTTGCCGATCTCCGTAAGGGCAAGACCGTTTCCGAGTACAAAGCCAAGTTTGTAGCCCAGGGCTATGACGAGGCTCTGGCTGAGGAAACCGCTAAGGCCCTGGCTGACGGCGATAGTGCTAAGGTCTTTGCCAACCAGAGCAAATTCCTCGAAGAGTATGCGAAGAAGGTCAAAGCTGACGCAATCAAAAAGACCCCCAAGCCCGGTGCGGGTGCCGGTTCCGGCTCTGGCACCGAGGATGCCGTAGATTACGGCAAGAAGATCGAAGAGGCGCAAAAGAACGGTGATATTACCGCTGTCGCCTACTATACACGCCTGAAAGCCCAGGCCGAGGCCGAGGCTAAGGGTGAATAACCAGTAAAGGAGAGATTGATTTATGGCCGATACTCTGGCTACCAGTTTCGGAGTGTTGAATTACTCCGGTATGCTCTTCAATAAGGGTAATACCCGTTGCCCCCTGTCCTCCATCATCGGCGGCAGGGCCAAGACTGCTAATCATGTCGAGTTCGTGACCGGTCAGGAGTACACCACTGGCGGCGGTGAGCAGCCCGCTATCAGTGAAACCGCTTCTCTGACGGCACCGCAGGCAAGTGTGATTACCCGCACTCAGAAGACCAATGTGACTCAGATTTTCATGGAAGCCGTAGGCATTTCCTATGCCAAGCAGTCCAACATGGGCACCCTGTCTGGCCTGAATGTTGCCAACCAGCAGGCTAATCCCATCAATGAGCTGGACTTCCAGGTGGCGGCGAAGATGCAGAAGGTCAACCGGGATATTGAGTTTACCTTTATTCAGGGCACCTTCAACAAGGCCACTTCTGATGCCACCATCAACAAGACCCGTGGACTGGTGGAGGCGATTACCACCAACACCAAGGCCATGTCCAGCAAGCCTCTCGGCCTGTGGGACATTGCTGACATGGTGAAGAAGATTTACGGTGCCAATGCTCCCACCGATGGCCTGTGCCTGTGGTGTGACGCTACCACGCTGTTCCAGGTCAATGCTGACGCTGTTCAGAATGGCCTTACCGTGGTTCCTGCTGCCCGTGAGATCAATGGTATCGCTCTGTCCAGTGTGGTCACTCCCATCGGCGTGGTGTATCTGTACCTGGGCGAGTGTCTTCCCGCTGGTACGGCTCTGCTGCTGAACCTGAATGTGATCGCCCCTGTGTACCAGCCTGTCCCCGGAAAGGGCAACTTCTTCCTGGAGCCTCTGGCGAAGACCGGTGCCGGTGAGAAGTATCAGCTCTTCGGCCAGATTGGTCTTGACCATGGCCCTGAGTGGTATCACGGCAAGTTTACCGGCATTGCTCAGAGCTTTACCGCTCCCAAGTACAGCCGGAGCGTGTTCATTGCCAATGACGAGTCCAATCCCGTGAATACCAAGGAAGTCGGAGCTGGCGGCTAATTTGAAGAAAGGTAGGTGAAAAGTCATGACCGATACTGAAAAGCTGGCTATGCTTAAAGCTATGACCGGCGAAAAGGACGAGAGTGTGCTTTCCACCTACCTTTCTATCGCTGGCAATAAAATCTTGAAACGGGCTTATCCGTTCAACAGTACCGTAACCGTAGTACCTGACCGGTATGCCTACAATCAGGTGGAGATCGCCGCTTATCTGGTAAACAAGCGAGGTGCCGAGGGAGAAACAGCGCACAGTGAGAACGGTATTTCCCGTTCCTATGAAGACGGAGATGTGCCGCCTACACTCCTGCGTGAAATTGTTCCCTGTGCCAGCCTTATCGGGAAGGAGCCGGTGGTATGAGAGTTATGGAGCGCAACAAATCGGCTTACTGGTATCTGCTGTATGACAGAAAAGAGCCGGTAAAGGATGAAGAGGGTCACGAAACGGGCGATACCCGTGTGGTCTACAAAGAAGCCGTGAAACGGCGGGACAATGTTTCCGCCGCAACCGGTTCAGCTCAGGTGGAACAGTTTGGCAATTTCATCTCCTATGACAAGGTGATTGTCACGGACGATCTTACTTGCCCGATTGATGAAAATACCGTCCTGTTTATCGACAAGTCCCCTGAATATGACAATGACGGAAATCCTCTCTTTGACTACATCGTGAAGCGTGTTGCAAAGAGCCTCAATTCCATCTCTTATGCTGTGAGCAAGGTGACGGTATCGTGAAGACCATCAAAATTCCTTTGTCCGTAGCCGGTATTGACAACGCCATTCGAGAGATTAACCGGTATCAAAGCTGGTTGAAAGCGAAGACAAGTGTTCTGTTGGACAGATTGGCGCAAGAAGGTCTATCGGTAGCCTCTGCCAACTTCGCAAAGGCAGCGTATGACGGCACCAATGATGTGTCTGTGTCTGTGGAGCAGAGAGGGGCCGGAGTTCGGGCCGTGGTTGCTGTGGGGGCATCGGTACTCTTCATCGAGTTCGGCACCGGCGTGACCTACCCGGATAATCACCCGGAAGCCGCAGAACATGGTATGCGCCGTGGAGAATATGGGGTAGGTCACGGTAAGCAGCCGTCTTGGGGTTACTACGGAGAACCCGGTACTAATGGTGTTATTCACACTAAAAAGGACGGAAAGGAAGTAGTCATTACCCAAGGCAATCCGGCCAATATGTCCATGTATGAAACCGTAAAACACTTGGAGGGTATCTTGCCCGGACTGGCAAAGGAGGTATTTCGATGATTGATGTGGAGAGTCAAATCTACACACCGATTGCGGTAGCCCTCCGGGAAACTTTTCCTGGTATTGATGTGAGCGGCGAGTATGTGAAAGCTCCATCCGCTTTTCCTCATGTGAGCATCGTGGAACAGGACAATTACCCCACTCTGGAACACCTGAGTACCAGTGACAAAGAGCTGTTCGCAACACTGATGTATGAGGTAAATGTCTATTCCAACAAATCGACCAGCAAGAAAAGCCAATGCCGGAACATCATGAAGGTCATTGATGATCTTATGTACCAGCGTAATTTCACCCGCATTTCCCTGTCCCCCATCCCCAACTTAGAGAACGCAAGTATCTACCGCCTTGTAGCTCGGTATCGGGCCGAAACAGACGGCACAAATCTTTACAGGAGGTAAGTTGAAATGGCGATTAGCACCTATAAGGTCTTTCTGATGAAGAAAGGCGATAGTGATGAAACCTATTCCAAGCTGTGTGACATTAAGGAGTTTCCCGACCTTGGCGGCGAACCCGAAATGTTAGAAACCACTACACTATCCGACAATATGCAGACCTATATTGCCGGTATTCAGTCCCTTGATGGCCTGTCCTTCACGGCAAACTACGACATGGCTACCTTTAAGAAGCTGAAAGAGCTGGAAGGTAAGGAAGACAGCTATGCCGTCTGGTTTGGTGGAACCGGGACTGGTAATGCTGTCATTCCTGATGGTTCCAATGGCAAGTTCGCCTTTAAGGGCCAACTGTCCGTATTCCCCGTGGGCGGCGGTGTAAACGAGGTTGTGGACATGAACATTTCCATTGCCCCGTCTACCCCCATCACTTTCTCTGATACCTAATCACAACGGCCTGACGATAAGGAGGATTTATCATGGCTAAGACGCTGACAATCAAAGACCCTGTTTCCGGTGAGAGCTATACGCTGGAATATACCCGCAAGACCGTAGAGATCATGGAGAAGCAGGGCTTCATTGCGGACGATGTTGACCGCAAGCCCATGACCATGCTCCCGGCTCTGTTTGCCGGTGCATTTATCGCTCGGCACCGCTTCGTAAAGAGAGAGGTCATTGACCGCATTTATGCCCGTCTGCCCCGGAAAGACGAGCTTCTGCCGAAGCTGGTAGAAATGTATAACGAACCCATTCTCTCTCTGATGGAAGAGCCTACTCCTGACGAGGGCGACGAGGGAAACATGGACTGGACTGCCAACTGGTAAGCGGGTTGCAGTCCGATGAACGAGGGGGCGGTGGCGTAGTTCGCCCCGCTCCCCGTTTCGCTTACACGGAAAAGTTTTATGAAGTGTTCCCCTTCTACTTGGCAATCGGTATGACTGCCGAACAATATTGGGACGGAGATTGTGAGCTTGTCAGATACTACCGCAAAGCCGCAAAAATCCGGCAAGATTTGAAAAATCAAGATGCGTGGTTGCAAGGAATGTATATCTATCAGGCAATCGGCAATCTGGCCCCCATCCTCCGAGCTTTTGCGAAAAAAGGCACTAAGGCTGTGCCTTATCCCGATCAGCCGTTTGCGCTGAACACCATGCAGAAGGAGGAAAAGAAACAGGCCAAACGGGAGAAGCAGGACGAAAAGGCGAAAGCCTATTTTCAAGCATTGGCTATGTCGTTCAATAAGAAATTTCAGGAGAAAGGTGGTGGCGTAAATGGCTGATAATGTGGAAATTCAGGGTTTGGAATTTCAAATCCGAGAGAACAGTGCAGGAGCCGTAACCGGACTTGAAAATCTGAAAAAGGCCCTGAGCGGATTGAAGTCTGTGACCGGCAGCAGCGTCAAGGGGCTTGACAGCACCAGCAAGAGTATTCGGGAATTGAAGAACGCTCTCTCCGGCCTGAACAGCGGTGATATGTCCCGGAAGTTGACGCAGATTGCCTCCGGCCTGAGAGCATTGGAACAGGTCAGAGGGGTCAAGATTTCCAGTTCTATCCCTAATCAGCTTAACGCTCTCAATGCCGCCCTGAAAAATGTCAGGTGGACGGACGGGGACAAGATCAGAACCCTTGTAGATGGTCTGCGTCCTCTGTCTGAGCTTGGAAGAGCCAACATGACTTCCTTCATCAATCAACTCGGAAAACTCCCGGCACTGATTGACGAGTTGGAAAAGGCAGATGTTGACAAGTTCACTCGCCAGATGAAGGAGCTTGCCGCCGCTATGAAGCCTTTTGCAGATGAAATGCAGAAGGTGTCCAATGGATTTTCCGCTTTTCCGTCCAGAATACAGAGGTTGATTGCCAGCACAGACCGGTACAACAATTCTGTAAACCGGGCTACTACCGGTACTAAAGCGTGGTCTAATGCTCTCGCAGGTATCAAACTTTCCACGGTACTCTACGCCTCTAATCGAATTGGTGCCGCACTTGCCGGATATATGTATCAGGCTTCCGAGTGGGAAGGTATCATGTACCGCTTTGGTCGAGCTTTTGGCGAAGAGGCAGAAGAAAATTACAAGTGGATTAACCGTCTAAACTCTGAGCTGAAAATCAATGTTCAACAGTTCATGCAATATGCTTCCATCTACGGCACTATGCTGAAAGGCTTCGGTGTCGCACAGAAGGACGCTGCGGCTATGGCTATGAACTATACCGAGCTGACTTATGATATTTGGGCCGGTTACAACGACATTTACAAGAGTTTTGAAGACGCTGCCGTTGCTGTGCGCTCTGCTATTGCCGGTGAGGTTGAACCCATCCGTAGAGCTGGTTTCACCATCGTGGACTCTCAGTTGAAAATCACGGCGGCAAATTACGGTATTGCGTACAGCACTCAAAGCGCAAGCGAGGAATTGAAGTCCTATCTGCGGTATCTGACCCTGATCGACCAAGCCAAGGCACAGAATTTGATTGGCACTTATGCCCGTGAGATGACTACCGCAGAAGGTCTTATGAGAACCCTGCGTCAACAGCTCACCTCTCTATCTCAGGCTTTTGGCTCTTTCCTTCTTCCTGCTTTGGTGAAGGTTTTACCCTATGTGCAAGCCTTTGTGGAGCTGATTGGGGAAGCGATTGCGGCTCTGGCACAGCTCTTTGGCATTGACTTGAAGCCTGTTGATTTTGGAGTCAGTTCCGGTGCCTCCGCTGCCGGGGATATGGCTGATAACCTCGGTGACGCTGCGGGTGCCGCAAAGAAGCTGAAACAGTACACCGCTGGTTTTGACGAGCTGAATGTTTTTGACCCTAATCAGGGAGCCGGGGGAGCTGGTGCCGGTGTTTCCGGTGGAGGCTACGAGGGTGAGTTTGACATCGGTAAACTGTGGGACGAGAGCATTTTTGAGAACATCAATTCCCAGGTTGACGAACTGAAAGAAAACCTGAAAGGTGTTCTTTCCACTGTGACCAGTATTGCGGCGGGTATTTTGGCGTGGAAGGTCGCCAAAGATTTCTTAGCGGCCTTGAAACTTCTGAAAGAACTGAACTCCAAGAATTTTGCCTTCAAACTGGACTTCAAAGTTCTCGGCTTGTCCATGTTCCTCGCTGATTTGAAGGAATTTGAAAGGTATCTGAAAGATTTCCTGGACAACGGCCCTACCTTCCAGAATGTTGCCGGTATGATTAGTTCCTTTGCCGGTATGGTGGGGGACGCTCTGATTATGCTCGGCGGTTTGAAGGTCGGCGGTGCGCTGAAAGTTATCCAGGGTATCGGTGAGATCGTCATTGGTATCAGCGACATTGCGGAGAATGGTGTCAATGCGGAAAATGCCCTAACTGTCATCCGAGGACTGACTAATATCGCCATTGGTATCGGCGTGTTTACTGGAAATATCAAGTTGGCGGCATGGAGCGTAGCCATTCAAGGCTTCACCACCATCATCCGTGAGATTGCTACAAATTGGGACGCTATCAAGCAAGGCGATTGGAGCGGTGTGGACAAGGTGGCTCTGATTATTGGCGGTTTGGAAATCTTGGGCGGTTTGGTAGTCGCTCTTGATGTATTTTCCAAGTTGAAGGGTATCTCTAACCTGGGCAATGCCACTACCGCTATGAACACACTCTCCAATGCTACGGGAACGATTGATACTACCGTTAGTACCCAGCTCTCCCCCAAGCTGAAATCTCTGGCGAAGAACCTCGGCCTTGGTGTGGTAGTCATTGCCGAAGTTGCGGCAGCGGCAATTATCTTTACCGGGGCAATCGCCATCATGGGCCATGAACTCGAAGAAGTTGGTAAAGCGTGGGAACCTGTCATTGAAAACGGAACCACCGTTGCAACTGCAATCGGTATTGGAGCTGGTATCTTGGGTGCGGTCGGTTTAGCCGCATACGCCTTGGGAACCGGAGGTAAGACCATTGCCTTGAATATCGGCATCGGAACAGCTATCTTACTGGAACTCGGCGTAGCTACCGGTCTGTTCTTGGTAGAAATTTGGGCCGTAGGTAAGGGGCTTGACGAGATTGGTCAGGCATGGCAACCGGTTTTGGACAACGGCGAAGAGATTGCTACCGCCATTGGTGTAGGCACCGGCCTTTTGGTTGGCGTAGGTACTGTGACGGCAGCTCTTGGCGCAATCACTATCGGTACGGCGGGGTTGCTTCCTGCGGCAATCGCCTTGGGAGCCGGTATTCTGGCAGAAATGGCCCTGGCTTGTATCGGGTTGGTGGAAAGCCTACGAGCTGTTGCGGACGAATTGAACAATAACCTTGCCCCCTCTCTCCGGGACTTAAACAGCACTCTTCCCCAGCTTACCGATGATATGTCCGATTTTGTGGATTTCATGTCTACCTTTGCCGGGGAGATCAGTTCCTATACTGACTCTATGGGCGGTATCACCTGGGACAGCATTGTAAGCGGCTTCCAGAAGCTCTTTGCCGGTAATCCTATCGGCGATTTCGCTGATGATGTGAACGCCATCTACACGGACACTAAGAGCTTGAATGACGAACTGCGGCTTGCAAACCCGGAACTGCAAACCGCTGTAACCCTGCTGACACAGTATGCCGCTCTTATGGAGCAGCTTGGTATTCTGACGCAGGAAAACGGCACGGCAAATCTGGCAACTGGTATCTTTACCAATCTGCAAGTCTGCGGTGAGCAGCTTGTGACTGGCTTCTCCACCGGCATGACGAATAAAATGCCTCTCATTCAAGCCAATGTGGAGCAGATGAAGACCACCCTTGACACCAACTTCAATACGCTGGTAGATGGGGTTGTGCAGAAGTGGCAGACCGGTTTGGACACCATGAACACGGATTTTACTACTTTCCGCACAAATACGCTTCTCGGCTTCACGGACTTCCAAACGCAGATGACCACCGGCATGGACGATTTTACGACCACCTTCCCGAAGGGGTGGAGTTCCATGTGGAGAGGCATGACCAATACCGCTATCATCCAGTGGAACTCTACTCTGAACGCAATGGAAAGAGGCATGAACAATGCCATCAACGCACTCAACCAAGTCATTCGCTCTATCAACGCTGTTTCTTGGATTACGGGTATCAGTCTGAGCTATTTTAGCCGGATTTCCATTGACCAAATCCAGTATATGGCTGAGGGCGGTTTTGTGGATGAAGGGCAGCTCTTCATTGCGAGAGAGGCCGGAGCCGAGATGGTGGGTGCCATGGGACGGCGTACCGCTGTTGCCAACAATGACCAGATCGTTGAAGGTATTTCCGCTGGTGTGTCCGTTGCTAATGACGGCGTGATCGCCGCTATCTATGCACTCATGAATATCATCGAGGACAAGGATTTGTCTGTGTCCATCGGTGATGATGTAATTGGCCGGTCTTATGACCGGTATAACCGGAGCAGAGGTGTCCGAGTGAACAGTGGTGCCTTTGCCAACGCCTACTAAGGGGGTAAGGATATGGCAGCATTTATCAAGATCAATGGTCGTGAATATCCTTGCCCCCGCAGAGGGCTTAACCTCATGACCGCTACCATCGTGGACTCCGCCAGAAACGCAAATGCTGTGGTGGTGGGTCAGGTGGTAGGCCGTGAACAGCAAAAAATCGACAATCTGGAATGGGCTTATCTGACTGCGGAACAGTGGTCGAGCCTGTTGCAAGAATTTAGAAATTTCTATGTGATGGTCACTTACCCGGATATGGTGAACAACACATGGACTACCCGGAAGATGTACCCCGGTGACAGAACGGCAGAGCCATTCCATCTTGACCCGGAAACACAGCTTCCCATTGATTACATTAACTGCAAAGTTAATCTCATTGACTGCGGAGAGCCGTTGTAAAGGAGGGCCGATATGAAATCTGTAAGTAACGCTTACAAGTCGAGTATGCGTGGCCTCCTTCGCAACCGCTCCTATGTCCGTATTACCTTCGGAAATGTGGACACAACAGCCGCAACAGACGGTGAGTGGGTAAACAATGGGGAGCTGCCTTTTTCTGAATTTGAAACGGTAGATTACCCTTATCAGTATGGGAGTCCCTATGCCGTTTTGGAATTAAATAGGTGGGCATTAGATGGTAAAGCTCTCATTCTTCCCGCCAGTGGAACGGTGCAGGACGGTTTTGTGTCCAGCCTCATGAGTGACGCTGAGGGAGCGTTCAGCACTCCGGCAGTTATTACCCGACAGTTCTCTGCTCCCCACACCTTCCCCGGTTTGACGCTGACTTTTGATACCCGGTATCAGGAATGGCCCTTGCAGATCACCGCAAGGTTTTATCTGAGCAATGCCCTGGTTGATACCCAAGTAGTACCTGTGACCGGCGTAGAGGCCGTGGTAAACACGAGAGCGGCCCAGGTAGACAAGGTGACGATCACCTTCGACATGGCTCTTCCATATCGGAGGCCCAGGCTGGAAGAGGTTCTATACGGCCTGAACAAGCAATTTGTGAACAAGGATATTATTTCCACTCAGCAAAAGCATGATGTTGACCCTCTGAGCCGCAGACTGCCAACTGAAACGATGGAGTTCACCATCATTGACTACGAACACAATTATGACCCCGATAATCCGTCTGGCATCTACGCTTATGTGGATAAGAACTCTCCCATTGAAATCCAATTCGGCTATGAGTTGCCGGACGGCTCTGTGGAGTGGATTAAATCTGACAGGTATGTGCTGAACGGCAAGCCCACTACCAAGGATAACCAGACAACCTTTACCGGAACCGGCCTGATTGGAAGTCTGACGAAAACCTTCTACAAAAGCAAACTTGGTTCTAAAAGCCTGTTCGCCATGGCAGAAGAAGTTCTGTTGGACGCTGATTTGACCCTGACGGAACAGGGAACGCACCCGTGGGAGATTGACGAGAGCTTGAAGCAGATGTTCACTACGGCGGCTCTCCCTATCGACACGCACATGAACTGCTTGCAGTTAATCGCTCATGCGGCCCGTTGCCGCCTGTTTACGGACGATGACAACATCATCCATATCAAACCCTTTGGTGTGACCGTGACGGGTATTTACAGCGGCCAGTGGGCCGACAACGGCCATCTCTGGTACAGCGAGTGGGGAACGGTGGATAAGGGCAATACCAGCGAAAACACTTATGCCGTATTTGAGTTGAACCGCTGGACGCTGGACGGCGGCAATCAGGTGATTATCCCTGATGATGACCCCAATGGGAGAGGATATATCAGCGAAGTCATGACCAATGCGGAAGGGACATTTACAATGGCCCCGGTCTTTACCAAAACCTTTGATGTGTCGCATGACCTTCCTGTGGTCGCTATCCGCTTTGATACGCCTATGGACGAATATCCCACCTCTATTCAGGTGAAGTATTACAAGGACACTATTCTGCTGGACACACAGACGGTTCCGGTCAATTCAGTGGAGGTGTTTGTGTCTTCCTCCTTGGCGATTGACTGTACCAAAATTGAGGTGTCTTTTCTGAGCGGACTCCCTTATCGGAGAATGAGGGTTAGTAAGGTTTACTACCGGGAAACTGACTTCACTTTGGATTTTTCTTCTATCGCAGAGAATAGTCAGGCGATCTCCAAAATTGACGAGTTAAGAGCTGTCACCGTGGCTCGGTACTCCTACGCTGCCAGTGATAGTACCACCAATCTCTACGAGGAAACGACCACCGAAACTGAGCTTCATGTTGAGTTCTCTGGTCTTGCACAAGATATTCAGATCAATGTATCTGGCGGAACGCTGGTATCTTCCAACATTTACGCCAGAGCTGCGGATTTGGTGTTATCCTCCGGCACTAAAACCGTAACCATTACCGGACGGACTTTGCAGGAGAACTCGGTGGTCGTTTCCTACCCCGTAGCTCTCACCGGAGAGGTAGACAAGGAGGAAAATCCCTTAATCACCAATGACAGTATGTGCCTTGCTCTGGCAAACCATGTAAAGAATTATCTACAAATGCGAAACACCTATGATGCAGATTATCGTGGAAACCCGGAGATGGAGGTAGGCGACATTATTGGTCTGCAAACCCGATACACCAATGAAATGGACGCTCTGATCTTGGTGGATGAAATCTCCTTTAACGGCTCTCTGAGCGGAAAGATGAAGGTGAAAGGCTTGATATGAGTATTATCAATGAGCTTGTCTACAACCGCACACAGGCCGATGTAGACCGGGTTTATACCCTAAAGAACAAAATCCTCACGGGAGGGCTTGCCGCCCTCACCGCTGAGGAAAAAGCTGAATATCTGGCCGGAATAAAAGGTGCCTATAACTACACGGACTTTAACCGGCTCGGAGAGGCAATCGCCTATCTGGTAGAGCAAATGAAAAAGCTGGACATTCATGATAGCTCCATTGTCCCGAAGGTAGATTGGGCTATGGGAGATACCCCAACCCAGAGTCAGGTAAGAAATCTCCTGAGCTGCCTGACAAAATTGAGGGCAAAGCTCTCTTTACCGGACAATGCTCCGTCTGTGCCGAACTCTCTGGACAAGTTGACCTATCAAACGGCAAATGACATGGAGCTTCTGCTTTGGATGATTGACCAGCGAATTACACAGACAACCGCAGCGTTCCGCTATTCCGGGACGATATATTGTGGACAATAAGGAGGAACTTATAGCATGAAAGACACCAGCATCAAGGGCAATGGAAAGTCCAACATTATCAAAGCCCCTTCTGATATGCCCGAAACCTTTGAAGCATGGCGGGAACAGCTTCTCGCCGGAGAAGGCTACCTTGATGTGCGGTTGAATACCGATACAACCGGGGAAAACGCCGGGTGCAATGAAATCGGCACCGCTCTGAATAAAGCCAATCTGCTGAATGATACCACGAAAGCGGCCTTGGAACTGACCCAGACAGACCCTACGGTAAATGACGCTCTGTATGCCCTAAGTCAGAAGGGTTCTCCCGCTGAGGTTCATGTGATCGCAGACAACGGAACCCAGGTCACAATGAGTAAGGGGAGTAAAGTCCTAACCGCTCAGGTGTCCAATGGTGAAGCGGTTCTCTACCCTGCCGAGTTGGGCGATTGGAGTATTCAGTACATCTTTGGCGGCTCTCAGAAAACTCGGACTTGGACTCTGGAAGTCATTGGTATCGTCTATGTCTATCCCTTCGAGATCGGAGCTACCCTGAACGATACCGATTGGGAAGATATTGAGATTTGTGGTCGCCTGGGTATGGCGGAAAAATTCTTCAAGGTGGGAGATACAAAGACTGTAAACATCGGCGGAACTAACTACGAGGTACAGATTATTGATTTCAACCATGACGATAAAGTATCTGGTGGTAAGGCCCCCATGACATTCCAGCTTGTGGACTGCCTCAATCAGACGGCACAGATGAATAGCAGTAACACCAATACCGGAGGCTGGAACGGTTCTGCCATGAGAACCAGAATGGCTACCTATAAGAGCCAACTTCCGGCAGCTCTTCGGAATGTCATCAAGACCGTCAAGAAGAAATCCGGCACCGGTGGCGGAAGTTCCAGCGGTACGCAGACCACCAATGATGACCTGTTTCTGCTATCCGAAATTGAGATTTTTGGCACGACCACTTACTCGGTAGCCGGTGAGGGTACACAGTACGCTTGGTACAAGGCCGGGAACACCAGAATTAAGAAAGTCAACAGTTCTGCGTACTACTGGTGGGAGCGTTCGCCTTGTAGCGGCGACACCGACTTTTTCTGCTGTGTGGACGGTTCGGGGAACGCCAACAATAACAGCGCCAACGGCTCTGATGGCGTGTCCTTCGGCTTCTGCGTTTAATCCAATATCTGCGAAATCCCGCCCCGTAAGGGGCGGTATAGGAGGGTAATTATGTCAGTCATCAAATCTAAACGGGGAGAAAGCCCAATGCAGTTCATAGAAACTGCAAGAAAACTGGAAGCCCACACTTTTTCCGTTGTCACCAAGGCCCCTAAGCGGTACGGCCCCTATCTCCTTTACAAGCTCATGGCTCTTGCCACCACGGTTCATGACGAGGTTCGGGCGGCAAACAATATCTATCCGAGAAACCAGCATGAAGCGCAAATGCGCCGGGACTGCCTGACAAGAGCCAATATTGCCCTCCAAAATCTCAGTCCAAAGCTGACCTTGCTCTATGACGCTATTCTTCAAAACCCGGAAAAATGCCCGTGGATTGACCACGCCATGCAGGAGTTCGGAGAGTACATCAAAGAGGAAGCGAAGCTGATCGCAAAAGTGAAGAAAGCTGACAGCGAGAGGTATAAAGACCTCCCGGTGTAAGTTTTCAGATATGGGTCAAGTCCTGTCATCCGTTTATTGTTCTGCGAACAACTGGTGGGAGCGTTCGCCTAATAGCGGCAACACCAACAATTTCTGCAATGTGAACAGTTCGGGAAACGCCAACAATAACAACGCCAACAACTCTAATGGCGTGTCCTTCGGCTTCTGCAACTTCGTATGGGTCAGTCGTAGTAACCCCGTTGGGTGAAATCAGTACCCTTTGCAGAAGGAGGGCTTGTACCCTGCCGAAAGGCTAAAACTTCCGGGTATATCGTTTGAAATATACCCTTTCCGGCAACGGGAACTTCCGATGTAGTCAGCCGGACGCTGCTTGCATGGTGAGCGATTGTACGGTAGCTCATTTCATGGCTGGTACTACTATGCAGTTAGAACCCGTACCCCACAATAATACTGTACGGAGGGAACCCTTTTTTATGACAAGTGAGGAACGAAGGGAAATCCGTTATCAACGCAGGAAAGCAAAGAGGGACGAGGCCCGTCTAAAGCGAAGTATGGCCTGTGGAGATTTTGATGAAGTCTTTTCGTTCCGGCATCTATATCTCTCTGCGAAAAAGTGCTGTAAAGGAGTGTACTGGAAAAGTTCTACACAAAGGTATATCAGCAATCTTATCCCAAATATCTCTGAAACCCTATTATCCCTGAGAAATGGCACCTTTATTCACCGAGGCTTCCATGAGTTCTACATCATGGAGCGTGGCAAGAAACGGCATATTCGCTCTGTTCATATCTCAGAGCGGACAGTCCAGAAATGCCTATGTGATTACTGCATTGTGCCAATCTACTCCGCCTCTTTCATCTACGACAACTCCGCCAGTTTGAAGCACCGAGGAATGGACTTTGCCTTACGGCGGATGGTCTATCACTTGGAACGGCATTTTCGCAAGCATGGTTTGGCTGGTGGCATCTTGATCTATGACTTCAAGAGCTTCTTCGATGACGCTCCCCACGAACCCCTGCTAGCGGAAGCAAAAAGGCGGCTCCACGATGACCGTATTCGGGCTTTACACAACAGTTTCATTGCGGATTTTGGCCCGGTAGGGCTTGGCCTGGGCAGTCAGATCAGTCAGACAAATGCTCTATTGTTGCCGAGTCCGCTTGACCATTATTTCAAAGAAGTCCTGGGGATTGAGGGATATGCCCGGTATATGGATGACGGCTACGCCATTCACGAAAACCTGGATTATCTAAAGGGCGAATGTATGTTGGGATTGGAAGAGGTCACTCGGCACCTTGGACTCCGGCTCAACTGGAAGAAAACCAGGGTTGTTCCTCTGGTGGACTTCTACCGATGGTTGAAAACCAAGTTCATCGTCACACCGCAGGGGAAGGTGATCTTGAAGATGAACCCGGCTTCTACCAAAATCATCCGGCGCAAACTCCGTTCTTTTTACCGAAAATGGCAGATGGATGAAATGACCCTGGCTGATATTCGCAATTCAGTGGACAGCTATAACGGCCACATGATGCGAGGCAATAGTTATAAGGTAAAAGAACGAACCAATCAGTATTTCAAATCCATGTTTGGTTTCTATCCGAACAAGAAAGGTTGGGAAAGAAATGTATCGAATGTTCAAAGGAGAAATTGTACTGGCAACAGTTACGAACCCTGTTTGGGTCAAAAAGCAGGATAACGGCAGCTATGGCCTGTGTAGTGAGCAAGAGGCTCAGGGTGTCGTGATTGAGGGTACTGTGTACCATGTAGAGGGTAGGGACGAGTTGGACGGTACGGAGAGCGTTATCGTGACCGAAATCAGTGAGATTGCCTACCAGAAAGAGCAGGAGGCCATTATTCAGAGAAAAGCGGAGCAGGAGGAAGTAGACGCTATTGCGGCGGCGATTGAGAGGGGGCTTGCGCTGTGAATAAGAAGATGTTGGACGCTTTGACGAGTGCAATCTATGTGTCGAAGCTAAGTCTGGCTGGGGAAGCAGTGACGGAGGATGACCAGAAAATCAGAGCCGCAGGGTTGTACCCCGATTGGGAGGCTGGAAAGCATACCAAGGGTGAAATCTACAATACCCATGCTGGGGACAGCCTGGGAAACGAGTGGGAACAGACTTGGGAGTGTTATCAGGCTTACGACAATGCCACCTATCCCGGCCTCATTCCCGGCAACTCCTCCTGGTACACCTTCAACCGGCCCCTGCATGGGAAGACCAAGGAAACGACCCGTCCCTTTGTCCCTGTTCAGGGAGCGCACGATATGTACCACACTGGTGAGTACATGATCTTCACGGACGGGAAAGTGTACCGGTGCAAGCAGGACACCAATTTCTCTCCCACCGATTATGCTCAGGCTTGGGAGGTAGTGGAATGACGGAGGCAATCATTGTAGCTATTATCACGGGTGGGCTGGCTCTGCTTGGCACCATCTATTCCAGCAATAAGACCGCTCAGACCATGAACGCCAAACTGGACAGGCAGCAAGCGGTTACGGAAACGAAGTTGGAAGACCTCACCCGTGAAGTCCGGGAACACAACAATTTTGCCAAGCGTATGCCCGTGGTGGAAGAGCAAATCAAGGTCATTAACCATCGTATTTCTGACCTGGAAGAGTTTCACAAGCCGGATTAACTGAACATTTTCAGTGTATCTACTAATTATTTTCAGTGGTCAATAGTGAGTTTAGTGAATGATTTTAAGTTTTTGCTATAAAGTCCCCTTAGAGAGCGTCCCTATAAGAGAGTTTATGGTAAAAATCGAAAATGGGTCACTAAACTCACCAAAATAGAAAGGAGAGTTCTCATGGAAATCATCAAGAAGAAGCTGGCAAATCTGCTGTCCGTCAAGTCCCTCGTGACCCTTGTGCTGACCGGTGTGTTCGCTTTTATGGCTTGCACCAACCAGATCAGCCAGGACTTCATGACCATCTATGCCGTCATTATTGCGTTCTACTTCGGCACTCAGAGCCAGAAAGCGCAGGATTTGATGGATTACCCGAAGGGGGAGTAAGTCATGATGAAAGCAACTGAGCTGGTCAACAAGGTCATTGACATTGCGAAGAACGATAAGACACTGTATGTCATAGGGTGTTTTGGAGCACCCCTGACTGCGGCCAACAAGAAACGGTACACCACCAATCATTCCTACAACAAAGCTGCGGCCCGTGTGAAGATGATTAACGCCGCTTCCGAGGACACCTTTGGGTTTGACTGCGTATGTCTTATCAAGGGTATTCTGTGGGGCTGGTGCGGCGACAAGAGTAAGACCTACGGAGGGGCGAAGTACGCTTCCAACGGTGTACCAGACATTGGGGCCGACCAGATGATTACCAAGTGTCCTGACGCTTCTGCCACTGGTTGGGCCGACATGGAACCCGGTGAGGTGGTATGGACTACCGGCCACATCGGTATCTACATCGGTGATGGTCTGGTTGTCGAGTGTACGCCTAAGTGGAAGAACTGTGTGCAGATCACGGCGGTGGGCAACATCGGCCCCAAAGCCGGGTACAATACCCGCACCTGGAAGAAGCATGGTCACATTCCTTATGTGGAATACGATAAGGTTCCTTCCGTAAAGCCACCTGAGCCTGATACGGTTGTTCCCGCACCCGTTACCGAGGTCAAGGCCACCGGTACTGCCAAATCCTTTAACAAGGCTGTGGCTGGCTCCTACAAAGTGACAGCAAGCTCCCTGAATGTTCGTAACGCTGCTGGTACGGAGCATAAGGTTTTGACTACCATTCCGAAAGGAACTGTGGTCAAGAATTATGGTTACTATACGGTGGTCAATGGCGTAAAGTGGCTCTATGTCAAGTTCACCTACAAGCGAGTGACCTATACCGGGTTCTGTTCTGCGGCCTATTTGAAAAAGTGAGGGTGGTATCAATGAGCGGCAAGCGAGTTGCCACGAAGCCGAAAAAGAAGGTGAAGAAGCGTACTCTTTTCACAGTCTTCTCCATGTTCAATCTGTTCTGGTACACAATCGCTGTTCTGGTTGCCAATTTCCACGACCACATGATTTCATCGGAACTGACGGTGGCCTGGTTCTCTGCGTGGACGGTGGAGCTTGCCTTGCTCTTTGGTATCAAAATCAAGGACAAATCTTCTGATGAAAGTGCAGGGTAATCATGCAGACATTAAAGGATTTGACGCTGGACAAGCTGATAAATCTCTATGAGGGTGTGGTAGTCCATGACAGAAAACAGATTGTGGAATGGGATGGATACCGTGGGACACCTATCTACGAGATCAAGCAACGGACATTGGCGCAGGACAAAATGATTTTGGGTGCGCTGAAATGTGCCAAAGCGAACGGTTTCACCGGAGAATAAAGGAAGACACCCTCTACCGTTATGGTAAAGGGTGTCTTTTTGTTTGAACGAATATCTTTCCCCATACAATGTAAGGTTCGGATATGCGCTCAATGGTGGAGGCGGCGGGAGTCGAACCCGCGTCCGAAAGCGCTTGAACAGGACTTTCTCCGGGCGCAGTCAGGATCTAAGCATTCCCTCCGCGTAAGGACACCTGACAGACCTTACGTTTCAGTAGAGTCATGATGCGTGGGCGGGTCAACTCTTTCCCGCCTCACGGACGCCGCGTTCACGACGCCTTCCCCGGCCCGCGGCCGCTCCGGTTCAGACGGCTGCCTTAATTAGGCAGCGACAGCAACAGTGTTGTTGTTCTTTAATTTATAAGTTGCCCGTTTTATGGAGACCAGGCGCCTCCGCCCGCTTATCCTGCCTCCACACCCCCGTCGAAACCGGTACGCCCCCGTGTGAGCGGTGTGAACGGCGTTCCCTTCACACCGCGAACGGAATGCTTGCTTCTTTAGGTCTGCGAAAGCAAATGAAAAATGTC